ACGGACAATTGGCTCGAGTTGTATTAGATTTGAAGCCTGATAAAGGTTGTCGGATGTTGATTCAAGGATTTGCTGGTTGGATTTGGTCTGGAACTGATTTTTTTGTGACATCTGCTGGCATTATAGGAACTGAGACGACCATTGGTGGATTTAATGTTTACGAAAATAATATTCCTATTTCATGTCGTATCAGAAATGCTATGCAATATGGTAAAACTTTGGATGACTATGTTGAAATGTTGTTAGATGGTAATTCTGGTGATTATGCCAATTCGTGGCTTTTTGGTGATACCAAAACAAATGAAATATTACGATTAGAGCTTGGTCTACGTTTCCATAATGTGGAACGAACTAAGAATGGGTATTTTATTGGATTTAATGCGCCATATGACCCACGTATTCGTAATTTAGAATGCGCTAATACCGGCTTTGACGATATTCGACGTCATCAGGGTGCCAGACGTGTGCGCCTAGATGACTTGATGGATGAACATAAAGGCAAAATCGACATTGATATTGCTCAAAAAATATTATCTGACCATTATGATGTGTATTTACATAAAGAAAATCCATGCTCTAGAACTGTATGCTCGCATTATGAAATGGACGCACGTGAATATATGTCAGACCCGTCCAGACCCAAACCTTATCAACCTCGTGGTGCGTTAGATGGCAATGTTTGCGACACAACCATGGCAAAACATATGTCGTTTTCGTTGCGCTGGGGCAATTCGTGTGGTATCCCTTTTGATAAGAATAAGTTTTGCGATGAACACAGAGAATGGGCTTATCTTAGAGACTATTTGGACGACAGACCGCAACAACCTTGGACAACGTTTTCAATTACAAATAATTTGTCAAATGTGAAGACAATTGGTAATCGTAAGAAACGTGATGCTAAAACTAAGACACTTAAGGTGAAAGCGTTATAAATAGTACAAAATATTGTTAAATAATATAAATATTAGTGTTAGTATGTATATTATAGTATGAATAATATTACAAAGTCTAATATATTTGATTATATAACAAATTTATTATTAGAATCAGAATATTATGTTAGATTTGAATCAAGGAAAGATGAAGCTAGTTTTATTAATTACATTTGGAACTTTTATGAAGAGTTTAATAAATTTATAAATTCAAAAAATATATATGAAAAAACACTTTATAAAGAAAAATATATTTCTTATTTTGATTTTGACAATTATAATGAAAAGAATGAACTAATGAAAATGGTTTTATTAATAGATACAACTGAATATAGTTCCAGACATAAATTGTCAAAATGTATTTTTTTAAATATTGATGATTCTAAAATTCATTGGTTATTGCGCATTGGAAATGGAAATAACTTCAAAAATAGTTCAAAATTTAATATATGGGGAGTTAAACAAACTAACAATACAAAATTTTTTGAAAAAACGGTTAAAAAAGGAGATATTTTATGGTTTGTTGTTAGTAATAATAATGGACAAGCAATAGCATTTGCTGAATTCATAAGTTATAATGAAAGAACAAAAACAGATACAGAACTTGGATGGGGATTAGAAAATAATAGTAATAATTGGACAACTGAAATAAATTATAAAAATTTATCCAATATTGAAAATGGTAACTATTTTACTAATATAACCGGTCAAAATGTAAATATAAGAAAATATAATGATAAATGTAAAATAAACCTACCAGAAATATATAAAAGACTAAAAATGTAAAAACAATAAAATTGAAACAAATATAAATTATTTTTTATTTTATAAAATATTATAAAACATATTAAACAATACGATTGTTACTATATAAGTATATACTAACAATGATTTGCTGCTATTTCCTCATTATTTATTTATTTTATATCCAATCGGTTAATACAATTTTCCAAGAATTATTTCATATGAATAATAATGGCTGGAAAATAGTTGGTAACAAGAATGTAACGGATGCCATATTTAGACCTTATAGTTTGAATGGTCTTATGTCTCGTTATATTATTGGTGACGATAAGGTTATCAATGTAGATAGTAAAAGAAAGGATGATTCTAATTTGTGGTATTTTGGAAAGCATTTTCCTAATAATTTCTCACTATCAAACTCAAGTATATTCTCATTTACTATGGCAAGTTTTGTCGGCGATTTTAAAAATCCAAATAGCCCTTTATCCGCTTTGCTGAGAGTGAGCAATAATATTACAAATGAGCTTATCATATTCCCTGTAAATCATTTAATCAACAAATACAATGGTTCAATTCAAGAGTTTGTTGTACCAATGGTCCATACTTTGTGGCTTAATGGTCGAAATTACACTGAAATGGGTGTCAATCATTTCAAAAATGTCCTGAAAAACGTGACACAAATTGAAATTTTGGGGGATTGGACACGAGGGAATGAAACTATGGGTCTTGACAATGTTTTGATTGGTTAGGTTGCTAGGTGAAAAACTTGGGTTTTATATTTAATATTTTTGTTACCTATTATGGTAATAAAAATATCTGTATATTTTTACTATATTTTTAAGTAACAAATTTTTTCCCAAAAGTAAAAAGGAAAACGAAAAATGGACATTTATAAATGTCCAGTTTTGAATACCTAAATAAAGTTTTGAAAAACAGTGTTTTTTTCACTTTATGACTGAGATGCTGTAAATTATTTTTTTTGGGTTGAAAATGTTGTGACGATATTTTTTTGGATTTTTCAAGAAATCTTTAGGAATTAATATATATGGCTAATATAAGACTAAAAATGGCTAATAAAAAAGTTCCAAAAGTTCCAGATTTATATGAATGTAAAAAATGTGACTATACAACGTCACGATTGAGTCAATATGAAAGACATTTATCAACTGATAAACATATTAGACTAACAAATGCTAATCAAGAACCTTCCGAAGTTCCGGAGTTTATTTGTTCAAATTGTAAAAAAAGTTATAAGCATCTTCCTAGTTTATGTAAGCATAAAAAAAAATGTATTACTTCAAATGATACACATGTTGTAATAAACAAGGACACACCTAATAATGAAATAATAGAAATTATGAAGACACAAATGCTAGAAAATCAAGAACTTCGTAAACTATTAATAGAACAGCATAAACAAATGATTGAAATGTCTATAAAAAACAATTTAACCAGCAATTCAAATAACACAATAAATAACAACAGTGTTAATACAAACTGTAATAATTCATTCAATTTACAAGTTTTTCTGAATGAGAAATGTAAAGATGCATTAAATATGAGCGAATTTATTGACACAATTAAACTACAATTGTCAGACCTGGAGAATTTTGCCAACGACGGTTATGCTGGTGGTGTTTCAAATATTATTGTAAAAGGGTTAAATACATTAGATACTTATTTACGACCCATACATTGTAGCGATTTGAAACGAGAAACAGTGTATATTAAAGACAACAATTGCTGGATAAAAGAAACTGAAGAGAAGCTTGTATTGAAAAACGCAATCAAAAAGGTGGCATTTAAAAACATAAAGCAAATCAATGAGTGGGTAAAAGAGAATCCAGATTGTAAAGACCCTAGAACAAAGAAATTCGATAAATACAATAAAATAGTAATGAACTCTATGTCAGGCGTAACAGAAGAAGAACAACATGACAATATAGACAAAATAGTGCGAAATGTTACAAAGGCAGTTGTAATAGACAAATATATAGAAAAATAATCTTATTCTTATTTATAAAATTAAACTTTTTTTATAAATTAGACTTCTTATATAATATTATAAAAAACATTATAAAAAATATATAACATTATATTATTATGGATACAATTGCTTGGAACCTAATTGACAAATATTTTAAAGACAATCCGTATAATTTAGTTGCTCATCATTTAGACTCATATAATGATTTTTTTGAAAAGGGGATTTTTCAAATTTTCCGTGAAAACAATCCTATCCGTTTTATTGAAAGAGAAGAGCAAAATAAGGAAATAACAAGGGAAGGTATAGTAATTGAAAAAGGTAGAAATGAATGTTTTGTATATCTTGGTGGCAAAAATGGTAATAAATTATATTTTGGTAAGCCCGTGATATATGACAGTACTTCTGAAACTGGTGAACCATACCCACATTTCATGTATCCGAATGACGCACGTTTAAGAAACATGACATACGGCACAACAATTCATTATGATGTAGATGTTGAATTTGTTTATTATGAAGGTGAACAAAAAATGGAGCAAATCATTACTCTTGACAAAATATATCTAGGACGTTTTCCTATTATGACACACTCAAATTTGTGTATTTTAAAAGGTATGACAACTGAAGCTCGTTTCAATTTAGGTGAATGTCGCAATGACTTTGGCGGATATTTCATTATTGACGGAAAGGAGAAATGTATTGTTAGTCAAGAGAAATTCGCAGACAATATGCTGTACGTTAGAAAAAACAAGGAAGATAATATGTATAGCTACTCGTGTGAAGTTAGGTCAGTTTCGGAAGACAGTTCAAAGCCAATTCGTTACACGAGTGCAAAGATGGTTGCGTCGGATGCGTCCTATTCCAATGGTCAAATTGTAATTGATGTACCCAATGTAAGAAAACCAATTCCTCTATTCATTTTAATGAGAGCATTGGGAGTAGTATCTGATAAGGCTATTGTTGAATGCTGTCTTCTAGATTTGGACACAAATTCAAATATGATTGACTTATTCATACCATCTGTACATGATGCTAATAGAATATTTACACAACAAACTGCTCTAGAATTCATCAAAACATTTACAAAAAGACAAACAGTATCTGCTGTTTTGGAAATCCTTATGAATTATTTCCTGCCGCATGTTGGTGAAGACAATTTCTTGAATAAAGCATATTATGTGGGTTTTATGGTGAATAAATTATTGCGAGTTTTCATGAAACGTGAGAAGCCAACAGACCGCGATAATTTCAAGTTCAAGCGTGTAGAAATGTCAGGTACACTGATTTATGACCTATTTCGCGAGTATTTTCTAATACAGAATCGAGGCATCTTCTTGAAAATAGATAAAGAATTCTATTACCATCCTGGTAAATATAGAGCAAATTTTATGTCACTAATTCAAGACAATTACAAGGATTTTTTCAAGGAGCGAATTATTGAAGACGGTTTTAAGAAAGGGTTCAAGGGCAATTGGGGTGCCGACCCAAATACAAAACGTCTTGGTCTTGTCCAGGACCTAAATCGTTTATCTTGGTTCACCTTTATGAGTCATTTACGCAAAATTAGTCTGCCATTGGACCCTACATCAAAAGTAACTGGTCCCCATTATTTACACGGCTCACAATGGGGTATTATTGACCCAGTTGATACACCTGATGGTGGCAATGTCGGCCTTCATAAACACATGGCAATTAGTACAATTATTACAAACGGCTTCTCGTCTATGCCGCTTATTAAGTGGTTAAGAGCCAATACTCCATTAAAATTAATTCAAGAATGTAATTCAAAGATGCTGGCTGCTAGTACTAAATTATTTGTAAATGGAAACTGGGTTGGAATCATTGATAACCCTATTGAAAATGTGAATATGCTCAAGCTATTTAGGCGAAATGGTATAATACCTATTTACACTAGTATTTCATTCAGTTTTGAGTCAAATGTTGTATATATTTACACAGACTCGGGTCGTCTTACTAGACCTGTATATTATAAAGATAGCGACGGTAAAATTAGTTATAATCACGGTAAACTAAGAGAAATCATATTATCACACCAATACAGATGGAAAGAAGTTGTTGCTGGTTTTGAAAAGAAAAATACTGACAATTTTTGTTTAAGAAGCAATATATTGTATGACGCGAATGAATTGTATCCCGGTTATCAAACATTAGACCGTTTACTAGATATGTTACAGCAAAACAAGGGTATTATTGATTATTTAGACACATCGGAGACAGAAACGGCACTCATTGCTACACGCCCAGACCAAATAAAAGAAAATAAATTTTATACCCATTCTGAAATAGACCCGTCGCTAATGTTTGGTGTAATGGGAAATTCTATTATTTATCCTGAAGCAAATCAGTTGCCTCGTGACGTGTTTTCATGTGGACAAAGTAAACAGGCTGTATCAGTGTATCACTCTAATTACCAGATGCGTTTGGATAAAATGGGTGTTATTTTAAATTATGGTCAGACACCTCTCATTAAGTCGCGATATTTACAATATATTAATAATGAAGAGCAGCCATATGGTGTTAACGCAATTGTCGCAATTATGAGTTATACCGGATACAATGTGGAAGATGCTATTCTAATTAATGAAGGTTCTATTAAAAGAGGTCTATTTAGGACAACTTATTATACTACTTACGAGGCGAGAGAAGAAAGTTCAAAGGTGTCAGGTAACAATGTAAATTCATTTTTTTCAAATATTGAGTCCAAACAAAATGTTTCTAGGTTAAAAGAGGGATTTGATTATAGCAAATTGGACGCACATGGTCTAGTCAAGGAAAATACTGAAATTGATGACAGGATTGTTTTAATTGGTCAAGTCACGTCAACTACAGATAATAGAGGTGAATATATTGATAACTCAAAGACCACTAAAAAGGGTCAGCTTGGATTCGTCGATAAATCATTTATTTCGGAGGGCGAGGAGGGCTTCAGAATTGCGAAAATTCGCGTCCGTGAAGAACGCCTCCCCGCAATTGGTGACAAAATGGCGAGTCGCGCTGGGCAAAAAGGAACTTTAGGTCTCATTATTCCCGAAGAAGACATGCCTTTTACAGCCGACGGAGTCAGACCCGACTTAATTATTAATCCGCATGCGCTACCGTCACGTATGACAATCGGACAATTAGTCGAATGTCTGCTAGGCAAGGCGTGTACTTTATATGGCGGTTACGGCGACTGTACCGCATACGCTACAAAGGGCGCTAATTATGACACATATGGCCCAATGTTGACAAAAATGGGTTACCATAATTCAGGTAACCAAATATTATATAATGGTTACACAGGGGAGCAACTGTATTCCGAAATATTTATTGGACCCACCTATTATATGCGTTTGAAGCACATGGTTAAGGATAAAATCAATTATCGTGCTACAGGTAAGCGTAGTGCTTTAACCAGACAGACAAATCAAGGAAGAGCAAATGACGGTGGTCTGAGACTAGGTGAAATGGAGCGCGATGGTGTTATGGCACATGGTCTATCATATTTTTTGAATGAGTCATATATGGTTCGTGGTGATGAGTACTATATGGCAGTTTGTAATAAAACTGGTGCGATAGCAGTTTATAATCAAGAACGCAACCTATTCTTAAGTCCATTTTCAGATGGACCGCTTATGTTCAGTACTTCAAAGGAAGGTCAGCCTGTTTTAGACGCATTCAGCATTTACGGCAGGTCATTCAGTATTTTACGTATCCCATATGCGTTGAAACTATTAATACAAGAGCTTCAAGTCATGAATGTTCAGATGCGTATTATTACGGAAGACAATGTAGACCAGTTACTTAATTTGTCTTATCAATCACAGAATATTGACAAGTTGCTTGGAATTGACCACGGAGAAGATGGTACGGCAAATCGCGAAATTGGTGAGATTATCGAGAATTACAAGAAGCAAATGACGGCAAAAACAAAGGATGAACCAGTTATTACTGGAAGACAATATGACAGAGGGTTGCCACAAAGTTTACAAGATGACGATATGAAACCAATAGAAAATACCACATTTAATATTGGTGACCTAGTTGTTGTAAAGAATGAAGAAACAAGACAAAAATATCAGGCATCAATTATTAATGTAAATAAGAATGACCGAGGTGAAGAATTGTATACAGTTAGGTATTTTGATGATGAAGAAGAAGGAAATATTAATGTTGGGAGAATTGAATTGTATAATCAAAAATCAACAAATGCTCCACAAAGTCCTGTATATTCTCCACAAAGTCCTGTATATTCTCCACAAAGTCCCGATTATAATCCACCTCTTACTGAAAAATTAGCATCTAGTTTATCAAATGGAGTTGAAGGTTTGAATTCTAGTTTAGGTGAAATTGGCTCATCAGTCGCAGATACCGTAACTGGAGCATTTGATACTCTATCAAATAAAATTGGTGCTATAGGTGATGCGGTATCCGGTGAAAATCAGTTAGAAATATTTGATGACCCACAAATGAATGACGTGTTTAACAAATTACCGCAAGATAAGAAGGCTACCATTATTAACATGGATGAAGAACAGCGCAAAACAGTCATGGCGCAAATAATGGCGCAAGTACAAGCAAAATCACAGTCAGGTGGAGGCTTAGCATCTTATTTTACTAATCTGCCAGTTCAAAACCAAATTGCTGCTTTACAAAATACATATAAGAGTATGGCCAATGAATTTAAACAGTTGTCGGGTGTAGTTAGTGCCCCACAAGTCACAATTGTAAAGCCATATTCAGCTGCTGAGGCATTATATGGTGGTTCTTTGTCTATGCTAGCTCCTAGTACTAACGAAAGTGGCAATAAAGATACAAATAATAGTAGCAGTAATAGTAACAATAATAGTAACAATAATAGTAACAATAGCAGTAACAATAGCACTAGTGAAAGTAGTGGTAGTAGTGGTGGTGGTTTTAAAGTGGTAAAAATATAAAAAATAAAAAATAAACTAAAAAAGATAAAAATAATATAAATAAAAATTGAAATAAAAGTAATCCTTGTTTATATTATTATATTATAATAGAAAATGGCAACAGTTCAAAACACAAGTAGTCTAATATCATCCATCTATAAATCTAGAAGAATAGTTTTGGAGCTAATGAAAACGCAGGGATATGAAACTGATGATTATGATGGATTTAGTGTAAATGAAGTCAATACAATGAAAGTAAATAACCAATTAGATATGATTTTAGAAAAAGACAAAGAAGATGTGGATATAAAAAGAAAGCCAAAGATTTATATTCGCTATTATTTAGCAAAGGCACTGAGGCCACAGAACTTACAAGAAACAATTGATGACCTATTCAATATAGAAGAGGTTTTAAGTAAGAATGATACACTATTTATTATAGTAAAAGATGAGGTCAATGAAACATTACTCAATACATTGAAACATATTTGGGAGCAGGACAAGATTTTTATAGTGATTCAAAATCTGAAGCGATTACAATTTAATATTTTAAATCACGTGTTAGTGCCCCCGCATCGGGTTCTAAATAATGCCGAAGTTCTTACCATAAAGAGTCGATATAATATTATGAACGATGAGCAATTTCCAATTATTTCGCGATTTGACCCCGTGGCACAGGCAATTGGTATAAGACCGGGGCAAGTATGTGAAATAATACGACCTAGTAAGACGGCAATTTCAGCACCATATTATAGAATATGTATATAATCCTCAAGTATTGTATAAAATAAAATATATTTTGTTTATAATTTAATATACAAAATATATAATATGAGACCCAAAGCAAAACAATTTGAAGAGAAAATAAATACTACAAAATCTAGTTTTTTATCTGCTTTAGATGATTTCAAAAAGTATTATGTATTTTATCATAAAAATCCGGAAGTAGATGAATATTCCAATCATTTTGTAAATAGTAAGGGACAATTACAGACATTAAGTGGTGAAATGTTTACTACAACTAACATAATACAGAAAAACATTGAAGACCTGAATGAAATTATGACAGATATTTCAGAAAAACTAACAAAAGAAAAAGAATTATATCAGAGGTTAGAAAAAATGGCGGCTAGTTTAAATAGTACCGAATCCGGTTCAAATATATTAATTAGTGATGCCAAAAAAGAATACTCTATAAATTATTATAAGAATTTTAGTTTGTTTGTAGGTATACTCTTTATTTTAGGACTATTATTTTCATTCAAGATTTCCATAATATTAATTATTATAGCATTTATATATGTTTATTATACAGGATTATTTAATAATTTTTTACCATTAATTTCACATGTATAACAAAGACTCGTAAACAAATATTTTTTATATTATATAATTATCTATAATGTTATCCTTCTTTTCCAGACACCTAACTAACAAAACATATATATATAATACAAATTTACATGATTATATAAGAAAAATAACAGCTGATATAAATCATAAATATAATAATAAGAATAAAATTATATTAGATTTGAATACTAATAATTCTAGTTATAATACAGTAATACCATTTATAAGTATAATATGTATATTATTTTATAATCTAAGAAAAAGCATAATTTTGTAAATAATCAAAACAATAGTTTTCTTTATCTATATTATATTATATATATTATGGTTAATACAGACTTAAAATCGGATATATTAAAAATAGAAGCATTAGAAAGAGAATATAATTCAGTATTAAATCAATATGAAGAAGCATATAAAAATTGTAATTCCGAGTTACAAAATAATCTAAATCAGCAAGAGCGCAGTTTTAAAACATTTACAAATCGAGCTTATTGGGGAACATCGGGTTTAAAAGAAGGTTCAGTTGGTACGCAAACTGATTGTGAAAATATGTGCGCATCTGATACAAAATGCTCTGGTGCGACATTTAATTCAGTAAAAAAATATTGTTGGACAAGAACTGGAAATGGTACATTGTCTCCAACATCCAATATGAATGTAGCATTATTACCAAGTGTAAAAGCTTGTGTAATTACATTAAAAGCATTAAATGACCGTTTGATAAAAATTAATAAGGAACTAACAGAAACAATTGATAATACAAATTCTCAAATAGTATCTCAAGATGCTTCAACCAATAATTCAAGGGCTCAGCTACATACATATTATGGACAATTGCTTAAAGAACGTTTACAAATGGCTAAAATATTATCAGATTATAAGACAATTGATGATGAAAACGCAAATCAGTCATTATTTGTTTCAACCCAAGATGTTTCTTTACGCACTTGGATTATAATAGCTTGTGTTTTGGTAATAATTGTTGTAAATAAAATGTTAGGAAGAGAAACATCTGTAGTCAAAATATTTTGGATTACAATTATGATATTATTGTTAATTGCTTCGTTTAGCATAAGTAACGCATCAGGATTTACGGCATGGTGTGCTATCATTTTAGTAATTGTATTAATGAGAATGGATATTATTCCTAGTCCCAAAGAGTCTCCAATGTAAAGTGTAAAATGAATAAAATAAATACAAAAACTAAATATTTTTGTATTTATCTATATTAGTAAATGTCTAAACAAGAAAAGCCAGGGTTCTTATCGTTAAACCAAGGACAAAATTTTAATAATAAACAAGCTTCTGATATAAATAAACAAAATAAACAAAATAAACAAAACAGACAAAAAATACAAAAAGAAGGATTTACTACAAATACTAATACAAATACTAATACAAATACTAATACAAATACTGATACAAATACTTATAAACCTGTTCTTATTAACGAATATACTAGAATGAATAGTACAAATGCTCAAAACCAGTCAGATTTAACCGAATTAGAATCACTTCAAACGCAATATAAAGATTTACTTAGTCAATACTCGGATTTATCTAATCAAATTAAAAGTGTAACACAAGAAAATATAGAAAGAGTTAGCCCAAATAATCCATATTTAAGCAAAAATGCTACATTGAATAATTCTAAAGGAGAATTACCAGTTATTTCGTCTGGAACAGGTGGATATATTACAAGTCAAGGTATGTTTAAAAGTTATCCAGATGATAATACATATAGTATAACTTCTGGAAAAAATGGTTGCCCTACTGATATTGTACAAAATGTACAACTAGATAAATATTCAAAGACATTTTTACAGGGTAAAGATATGATAGCAGGTCAATCATGTGGAAATGAAGATTCTAATGTATATGTATCGCGTTTAAATGATAATCCAACAGGTACATATATTGGATGTTATAATAATAAACCCGAACCAATTAATATTAATATTGTTCCAAAAATGAAGAAAAATAATAACAAGGCGAATGGGTTTACAGCAAGCGCTTCTTCTATATATCAAAACAATAATTCGACATTTGGGCCTTGGGCAGCATTTGACCAGGATATAAACACTTTTTGGCATAGTAATATAGCATATAGCAGTGGTAAATATACTGGTTCTAATAATTTACCAGTAGTTTTAAGTAATGGTACAACTAGTGTAATTAAAGGTGAATGGTTACTGATATCAATGCCGGGTGTTAATACATCAAATGCTACAAGTATTACATTAACTAGTTATGAAATACAAGGTCGACAAGATTGCTGTGGAAACAGCCCAATGACAGCAAATGGTCGTAACCCTCATTCTTGGTATATTGTTGGTTATAATAATAGTGATAAAAAATGGTATTTTGTAGATAATCAAATAACTACTGATTATAATATTAGTTTACAATCATTCACGATATCTCTAGATAATCAGAAACCATATAGTGCTTATGCTATTATAATTGACACTGTTGGTGACAATTCAGCTCCATCAAATCAAAAAACATGTGTTCAAATATCGCAGTGGAATTTATATACAAGTTCTACTCAAGACGCAAATACTTCTACACAAGACGCAATGATTGATTCAAATTTAGGATATACGACTTTAAATAATTGCAAGAGTTATGCGTTAGATAATAATTATACATTTTATGCTATGCAGGGATTGAACTCCAATAACACAGCAACATGTTTAGTTAGTAATGATAAAACCCAAGTAATATCTTTTGGCACTTCAAAAAATCCGATAACAATGATACCATTATGGTCATCAAATACGCCAAATACGAATTATATTTCGGCATCAATATCACAAACAGGACAGCTATCAATAACTGATGCGAATGGTAATATTAAAACATTAAATGATGCGGTTGCGCAATGTAATGGTAGCCCATGTAGTTTTTATTTATTGCTACAAAAAGATGGCAATATGTGCTTATATAATGGTAAACCTGGTGATACAAGCAGTGTAATATTTTCTACAAAAACAGCAGGCAGTCAGCAAAATCCAAATAATGATTGGATATCTTCAAAAGGCGAATATAGCAATGCGTATTTAAACCTTGGACAAACACTTAGCGTAAATCAATGGATTGGGTCTGATGATGGTACATTGAAATTGATTATGCAATCAGATGGAAATCTAGTTTTATATACATCGAGTGTTAAAAATGGATGTTCAGTATCTAATGGAAATACTTATGGTAATACTAATATTAATGCTGTTTACCAAATAGATAATACAGGGTTTTCAAATAATTTAGGAAATGTTGGATATGTAGATAAAGATGCTGTATTACATCCGTATCCAAGTACAATGATAGGATATTCAAATACTTATACTATGTATGATAATTTTGATTCACAAGGAAATGATATTAGTCAAATGCAAACAAATGATATAAATGGATGTGAACAAGAATGTAATTCTAATGAGCAATGTGCGGGATTTGTCTTTGAAAAGGCGTCTAATATTTGTTATTTGAAGAATTCTGGTATGTATCCAAAAAGTCCTCGTCAATCAAATACTAAATTAACACTGGCTGTTAGGAAGCCAACCATAATTAATTCAAATTCAATACCTATTGAAATAGATAGTATTCGATATGAAAATTATCAAAAAGGTGATAATATGACAACTACTACAAACTATAACGAACCGGTTATAAATCAAGATATCAATAATCAAATGACACAAATACAAAACAAACTAACAAGTGTAGCAAGTCAGATTGCGGATAAAATGGAGACAATGTATACACAAAATAAACAAATTTTAAATAATATGAATATGAATGATGAAGAGTTCAAACAAAATATATTAATGTATAAAAATGTTAGTATGAGTCAAAATAATTTGAATAGTACAAATGCGATAAATAGTAAAAAAAATAAAAAGGATACAAATAAAGAAGGCATGCAAAATTTAAATATTAATGACATAAACGGTATGTTAATGGATTCAGATAGTCATATTTTAAAAGAAAATTATGAATATATATTCTGGAGTATTTTAGCAGTAGGATTGCTAACTGTTACTGTTAATATTATGAAGAAAAATATGTAAATGAAATAATATGTTATTCTTCATAAAAATGTTAAAAAATAAAAAGTAAAAAATGTAAAAAATGTATAATTAAATAATATTATTTAATTATATAAATGTCAACTGAAAATAATAACAGGTTACCAAACTCGAATATTGATTTGGACCAACTTAATACTGATAATGACAACTATAGTAATGATTTTAATGATGGTTCTAAAATAAATTGGTCGTTGATAAAAAATATAATTAGTAATAAGGATGGTAATAATCCAAGTTATAATACTAGTAGCATAAACTTTTCTCAAGGAGCTGACCAAACTTTGTCTAATATTACAGATTTACAAACAATAGAAATGCAACTATATGAAAGTTTAGATAATAATAAACTAACAAATGAACAACGAAGTCTTATAATTGATAAAATTAATCAAATTGCTCAAACTCGAATGACATTGTACCAAAGTATTAGCAATACAGCATCTATTTATCAACAAAATGTGTCAACATCTAATAATACATTACAAGAACAAATGCTAGCTATTGATATAGTCGAAAATGAATTAAATGTAGCAAAGGGAAGGCTAAATTTATTAGAAGAACAAAAATATAATAAATTAAGATTAGTTGAAATTAATACATATTACGGGAAACAATATAATGCTTATAAAGATGTAGCTAAAAATGTGGTATATGTTTGCATTTTGGTACTAATTATTGTAATTTTAGGCAAAAAAGGTATATTACCCACAAATATATATATTATGTTTAATGTAATAATTATAGGTATTGGGGTTGTCGTAATTGGTAAGCAAATTATAAAACTATTTAACAGGGATAATATGAATTTTGATGAATATAACTGGTATTTTGATAAATCAAAGGCACCAGTAGACACCACAAATTCTTCTGGAAGCACTGCCTCAGACCCTTGGTCTATGCCTAGTACTACTTGTGTTGGTGCCACATGTTGTGACATAGAGAATGGATTTGTATATGATACAACTCAAAATATATGTGTCTTAAGTACAGGTCAAACGCAGTAATTTTTAAATTGTTATATGTATTTTCTATTATATTTTATTTGAATCTATTATATTTTATTTGTATTTATATTTTTAAATCTAATAGTATTACAAGATGGTTGCTAAAAAAACTAAAAAAACAAATATTCAAGATACAAATAAATTATTAAGTAAACAATTTGATATAAAAACACAAATGAATGACATGTTAAACAAGACGTTATCAATTGTAGCATATAGTCCAGAAAGGCAAAGAGAACAAATTACAAATGATTTAGAACAAAAATATTTAAATGCCCAAACAAATTTACAAACGGCACCTCTTCAAGTAGACGAAACAAAAAAGAACTATTATATTTATAAAAATGGCAGACCATATTACAATGATATGTTGGAAAAGGAACTAAAACAAAAAGCCACTCAAATTACACAACAAATTTCAATTAAATTTAAGGAAGAAGCTGATAATGCCAATACAATGAACGCATATTATAATACTGATTTAATTAATTCAGAAAATACGAAAGAGTTATATGATGAGTATTTAAAAAAAAATGCGGAATTAGAAAAGTTAATAAAGAATTCTCATGGTGATGTACTAACAAATGATAGAAAAACATATTATGAAAATTCAAAAAATGATGAAATTAAATCCTGGAATAAATTTTTGCGAATTGGATTTTATATTTTAGTTGTTGTATATTTAATTAGTATAGTCGTGACGCCTTTATCAGTAGATTCTTCTCGTATAAAGCAGATTGTATTGTTGATATTTTTTATAATATATCCATTTTTAATAAATTACCTAATAGACAATTGGTTTATAAAATGGTATAATAGTTATTACAGTATTCTTGATAGTTCCAGCAAAAACGTGTATTTTACATTATAAATTCACTACAAGAAAAATAAAATATATGTTTATTTTATTTTTATTCATCCTTTTAAGATTTATTAATATTCATTTTATTCAATTTCCTCCAAATCATTTTGTTCCTCATCTTGTTTTATCTTAAT